TGGTCTCCTTGGTTTAACTATATCAGTTTCCCATCCCTTTGGTGGTTGAACTTGATCTTCATAAGGAAGGATCATTTCTTCACATCTATAAAATATAAGATCTCCAGTATAATCATCCTTTCTTACTTTATATTGACTCAAATCTACAGCATATAGTATTGAGTCTTCCCATGAGTAATAAATCCAGGTAGAATTAATACCTGCATCTAGTAACCAATGTTCTATTATATCTAATCTTTTTGCTATTACTGTATCAAAAACAAAGTTGTTTATAACTTCTGTTTTTTCAAGTAATAAGGTATCTCTTTCAGCAATTAAACTATCTCTACTAATTAACTCAAGTCTGAGTGCTGCTATTTTAGCTTTCTGGTTTTCAAAGATATTATTAATATCATCTGCCTGTTTAACAGTCAAGATAACTACACTGTCACCTTTGATTACCGTCTTCAAGGGGTAGTTTGATTGGCTGAAAATCAAACTGGTCACCAGTAGACTGCTTAACATTAATATCTTTTTCATGTGCTAGTTCTTTTTTAATGTCTTTAACTATAGACTTTGTACTATCTAAATCTCCTATAACTTCTGCTACCATATTCTCAAGATTGGCTTTATCTTCTACCAGTTCTTGGTTCTCAGCCTTTAGTTGTTTTACACTACTTGTTAACTTCTTGTTTGCTGTAGTAAGTTGTTTATTTTCTCCAGTCAGTTGTATATTATCTTTTACTACAACTACATGTTCTGTACCACTAGAGAATATTTGTATTACCACCAGTGCAATAAATAGTATACCAACTATAAGTAATTTCTTTTTCATTTTTTACCAAATAGCATCAATACAGTTTCTTTAAGACTCTTTGAGCTTTCAGTGCTTTCATCTAGTTTTTTCTCTAGATCTTCTCTGTATTCTCCTTCTAGTTCTTCTACTCTTTGTCTATAGTCCTCTTCACTTTTAATTAGTTTATTAAGGAACATCCAACAGAGATATCCTAGTCCTAGAACAGCAAAACCTAATACTCCATATTGAGTCAATACTTCAAAAGGTCCAAATGACATTACTTCTTAGTTTTTCTTCTAGTTGTTGTTTTCTTTTCTTTAAACTCTTCTTTTAGTCTTGCAGATTCATCAAGGTGTCTTTTAATAAATATCCAAGCTACATATCCAAGAGCTAAAACTGCTAAACCAAGCGGACCATAGTCTGCTAGTTGTGCAAATACACCAAAATCTGGTGCTGTTGTTTCTACTGCTGTTGTATCCATTATCTCTGTAATATTAATTGTTTAACTGCATCTGATAATTCACCAACAGTTCTAGCTAAGTTTTTAATTTCAAGCTGTGTCTGTTCTTGAATTGCCTGATACTTTAATCTTGATTCTTGTTCTACAAGTTCAATTTTTCCTTTAAGTTTACCAAGACTTTCTGTATTGTTTCTAACATCTGTGTGGATCATTCTTAAAAAATATCCTAGTACACCTGTTACTGCAATCAGTCCCCATTGTATTAATTGTCCTACTTCCATTATTTTATAATTAAACCTGTAGTTAATAATCCATTTAATAACAAAGAAATGTTTCTCTGTCTTTTTAGTTTTTTGATATCAAAAGCTTGTGATGTTATAATAGTATCCTGAGAGTTAATGATATATCTCTGTGCTACTATAATAGTATCCTGGGCTGCTATAATAGCATCCTTTTCTTTGTCTCTTTTATAGAGTACATGAATCATTGTGTCCTGAATCTGGACAATATTGAAGGTATCCCTAGAATTTTTTACATCATCTAGTTGTGCTTGTAAATCAAAAAGACCGTGATTAAGTTCAGCAATAATTGACTTGCTGTTGTCAATTACTTTTCCCTGCTCCTTAATTACAGTCTCTTTACCTTCAATTCTTCTTTCAATAGTTTTCTGTTTACTTACTGGATAAACCTGTGTAGGTTTTCTCATAAGCAAGAACAGGCACATCACAATGAGACATACCTGTAACATGGTTGAAAGATTAATACGTGATATATGTATGTACTTCATACATATAATATACAAAAAATTTATAACATTCCTAGCATGTACTTCTCTGCATTTTTAGTTGTATCATCAGCATTTAGCATAATCTTAATGATTTCTGAATCAACATGTTTAGGATGCACCCACCAGTCTTCATAAGCACTGGTTTCATCTGGAGCAATATTACTTGCAACAAGAACATACCCTTTAGATAGTAAATAGTTTCTTGATAAAGCTCTGTATGATTTTGTTACATCTGCATAGTAATCATGTTCAAATGTAATTACACCAAATGTACATTGCTCAAATGGAATCATCTTTAAGATCTCAAATGTTGTTTTTGGTGGCTCACAGTCTACCTGTAAATAATCAATGTGCCCTTTAAGTGTTGAATAGTTGTACAGTGTAGCATCTGTTTGTATTGCTTTATTTTTTCTAACAGCATTAAACTTAACTACCTCTTCTTCTTTTATCTCTAAAGATGTACCGGTCCAACCAAATTCTTCTAGAAGAGCTGAGTTACTACCATAGAATGGATCTGCTGCACCAATCTCAAAGTATGTACCATTTCTTTTACCATTAAGCATGGTAAGTATGAACATGTCTTGATATGTCTGAGAGTAGTTCTTCTCAATATTTTCAGATCCTGGAAACTTATATTTTAGTTGATCATAAAATCCTTTATGGTATCTTAAGAAGGGGTCTGGTCCTGATCCTAGAGATGTAATGTTAGTCTGTACCAATTTTTGGTAATGGTCTGCCATTATATGTGCATTATCAGCAAGTGTAAAGAACATATTTCTTGCTTCTTTACCTTTGCCAATCCACCATGCAGAAACTGCTTTTTGAAACTCTAATTGATATTTACCAAGATAACCTATATTACTAGATATCTCTTTGGCATTATCTGCATACTGTAAACCTATTATAGCATATGAATATGCCTGAGCATAGTTCTTATGTTGCTCATGATACTCACTTATAAATAGATATGCTTCCGGTCTATCTGGTTTAAATGACACAGCATTCAACCAAAGACCAAGTTCAGTAGTTCTTCTTCTACCAATTCTCTGTAAACATTTAGCAACCATTAGTAGAGCTTCATATACTAGATCATCATCTTTAGAAAACTCTGCAGTTCTAATATAGAATGACATTGCTGATGCAAGATGACCAGACTCATAATAGTGTTGAGCTAGATCATAGTTACATTTACCTGAGTAAGGATTTGTAATAAATTTTTCTAATTTGTATGGTGTACTACCTTTAATGTCTTGTTTAATAGCATCCTCTGGCAAACCACACATATTATTAAATACTGCAGATGGCAGTCTTAAAATAAAGGCTGTAGAGTCATGAAAACCAAATGGAATGATAAAGTCCTTACCATCATAGGTTAAACCACAGGAGAACTCAATATTTGCAGTCATAAACTTAAATGCATCAGAGTGTGCAACTATGTTCCACTCCATGTCCCATATAATAAATCTATGATAGTACTGGGCATCTTTTTTTCCTTGTTCATTATTCCAAAGATTTACTTCATGAGTTAATGCAACACGGTATTTACCATATGTAATAACTTGTGATCCTCCTCTAATATCTCTTGGAAAAGTAACATCTTGTTCTACAATGCATATAGTTTCAGCACTAGCTTTTTTTAAATCAACTTTTACTACTTCTGTGGGATTAGTCCACTTAACATAGTGAAATGGCATATCTAGAATAGGCATCCAGTTTTTCTCACAATATGAATATGTTGGTGGTTCTATTCTATGTCTTTCAATTTCAGTTGCACCAGAACTTAATTTAGATAGTTCCATTCTACCTTCACCCGTAGTCTTAGTATCTCTCCTAACACCAGTAAGAAAGATATCATGCTTCCAGTAAACTATTCTTGCATCTTCAAGACCCACAAACTCCCAAACAGGAGTTGCATCTAAGTTAGACGTATCAACTTTTTTATACTGATCAATTGATAGATTATTTGGGTCTAACTCACATAAATAGTTTGTAGTTCTAAGTGTAAGATCATCTTCAGGATTTAGGTATGAGAGAGGACCCCACATTGTCTGGTATTTCTGGTCTCCTTCACTATGATATAGTGCATATTGAACATGTCTCAGATTAAGTAAGTATTTACCATCCATATAAAATACAGAAGGGTTAGTAAGACCCAACCCTTCTGTTATATTTGATGGAATTGTTAAATAGTTAACTGATCCTCCATTAGCTAATGCTAGTTGACATAAATTATTCATACTGTTGGTTTTACCAACAAATATAAAAAATATATTATAGATCTCCTACTCTTGTTACACTAAATGCCGTAGGTGCACCTAGATCAGCTGGGAATGGAGCATTTGCACTTGGATTTATACGTGGTTGAATATAGAATGGTAATGAAGTAACTCTAACTAAGAAACTACTATTCTGAACCTGGTTAGTGTTAGTACCCTCATATCTCATTCTACCTATAATAGTTGAGAATGACCATGTTGTTCCATTTGTAGATGTATACAAATTAGAAGTTAAAATCATATTAGTGCCTAAGTCAAAGAAGTGAGCTCTTAAGTTTACAATATAAACTCCCGTGTATAAGAATTGAACTGCAGCATTAGCCGTACCTAAGTTAGATGAAGTAAGTGCAGCTCCAACATTAAATACAGAGTTATTAAGCGCAATTGTGTTATCTACACCATTTGTTAAGTTTACATATCCACTTGTCCAAGATAATTGAATATTACCATCTAATGGTCCAAGTGTTCTTGCAATTTGTGCAATATTTGCAAATGCACTTGCTCCTGAAGGTGCTGGAGAACCTGCAGCAATAGTCCCTAAACTTAAATCCGTATCATCTACTTGGAATTTAAATTGAATTGTATCTCCTGCATTAAATGATTGTGAAAATTCTAAAGTTGCATTTTCCCAACCTGACGGTTGAACCCTTGTTCTTACCGTAGTACCTACTTGTGCTGTTCCATTAATTGAAACATAAATAATTCCTGATGCTGTATTAACGGTATCTGTATTTCTCCATTGTACTTCGAGTTGAACTTTATAAACAGCAGCTTCATTTATTCTAAATAAATTACCTCCAGAAATACTAACGCTATTTGAACCATATGTATTAGCAAAACTAATATCAGTTTCGGTATTTATGGCTGCTGCCGTTTGTCCTGTAACATCGTATGCAGAATAAAAATAACCTACTACACCAGGATCTCCTTGGAGTCCTTGAATACCCTGTATGCCCTGTGCCCCAGTAATCCCTTGAATACCTTGAGAACCAACATTACCTACACCCTGAATACCTTGCAGACCTTGTGTTCCCTGAATACCAGTATTACCTTGAATTCCGGTAATTCCCTGAATACCTTGTGAACCAGTATTACCAGTTGCTCCAGTTGTACCTTGAACTCCTTGTATACCTGTTGTACCCTGAATACCTTGAGATCCAGTGTTTCCTGTTGTTCCTTGTGTACCATCTAATCCTTGGATGCCCTGAATTCCTTGAATTCCTTGAGTTCCTGTTGAACCAGAAGTACCTGTAGTACCTTGTGTACCTTGAATTGCATATGTTACCTGGAAAGCATTTAAAATAATAGAAGGAACTGCAGGATATGGAGAAACTCCGGCATCATATTCTAATATAATGTCAGTATTACTAACTGACCATGCAATTTCAATAAAATCTCCTGCATTTAGATCTAATAAAAAATCTAAAGAAGAAACTACAAAACGGTAATTAGATTGAACTACATATTTAGTAGTACTATCTGCAACATCTGCACCATTTTTTCTTAACCATACAAAAAAGTTATCTCCACCACCCGAACTGATTTTGTCAAGTTGAATGGAAAAATTTAAAGCATATCTACCTGTATTTGCAAAAGTAACTCGTGAATTAGAAACTACACTAATACCATTACTTAATGATGTATTATTAAATGTTGCAACTGTCAATGTATTAATTGCAAGAGCATTTTGGTCTTGAGTAGAATAAAATGAACCATAATAGCCTGTTGTACCTCCAGCGCCTTGAATACCTTGTGTGCCTTGCAATCCTTGTAATCCTGTAGCACCGCCTGCTCCTACAAGTCCTTGTGTACCCTGGATACCTTGAATTCCTTGTGTTCCTACTCCTGTAGCGCCTTGAGTTCCCGTAGAACCTTGTATTCCAACAAATGGTACATTAACTATATTAACTTGAAATGGTTGATAAGTTCCTGAACCCGAAGGAGCAGTTACTCTATCCATAATTAATGCTACATCCGTAACTTGAAAAAAGAAATTAATACCTGCACTACTACTTAAATTTACAATAAAACTTCCCTCAAGCATACCCGATTGACCAATCATATACTCTTGTGTAGTAACTGATTCTGTTACTCCAGTAATATTATTTACAGCATAAAAAGATGCAGATGCCGTACTTGAACCACTTGTATTTGTAAAATAGCATTGATATGAAACTTTATAAATTCCCGTAACACTTGGTCTTAATCTATCATTTATTCCTCCGTTATTTACAAGGGTAAATCCATTATTAGATGAAATTAATAGAAACTCTATAATAGTAAGTGTGTTTGGTGCAGAAGCAACAATAGAAGCTGCGTTATTAATTGCCATAACATAATAACCTGTTGAACCTAAACCCGTTGCTCCTTGAGTTCCATCAGTTCCTTGAATGCCTTGAATACCTTGAGCACCAACCGAACCTTGCGTTCCAGTTGCGCCTTGAGAACCATCAGTACCTTGTATCCCAGTAATTCCCTGTGAGCCAACAGAACCTTGTGTTCCCGTTGCCCCTTGAGTTCCAGTAGCACCTTGTAAACCATCAGTTCCTTGAACTCCTTGTAAACCTGTGGTTCCTTGTGCACCAGTGTTTCCTGTTGCACCAGTTGTTCCCTGGATGCCTTGCGTACCTTGAATACCAACTCCTGTAGCACCTTGAGTTCCTTCTAGACCTTGTACTCCTTGGATACCTTGTGCACCAGTTGAACCAGTTGAACCAGTACTTCCTTGAATACCTGTTGCCCCTTGGCTACCATCAATACCTTGAATACCAGTAATTCCTTGTATACCCTGACTACCAGTATTTCCTACAGAACCTTGAATACCAGTAGCTCCTTGTGTTCCTTCTATTCCTTGGAGACCTTGAGTGCCTTGTAAGCCTTGGATACCCTGTGCAGCAAATGCACCGTCAAGACCTTGCACACCCTGGATTCCTTGTATCCCTTGGATACCGACACCTCCACCACCACCACCTAAATTAATTTCAGTTGACATAATAATAGTCTTTAGTAATTTCTATACTTTACAAATATACACCTATTAGGAAAGATATATGATAAGGAAGTCTGTTCCTGTAGCATCATAATCAATTG